TATAGGAAAACAAACAGGTTATTTACATACAACTGGCGATTACAATACTTGGGTTGGTTCAAATGCAGGATATAATTCAACAACAGGAGGAGGTAATGTTGCAATTGGATATACGGCTTTATATTCAACTACAACTACTTCAAATAATGTAGCTGTAGGTAAAGAAGCCTTGTATGCAAACACAGGAACAGAAAATGTTGCTATGGGACTGCTTGCAGGTCGTTATACAACAAGCGGTAATTACAACACTTTTATAGGTGGCAGAGCAGGTTATCAAAATTCAACAGGTTATGAAAATGTTGCAGTAGGTAGTTATTGCATGGACAATGCAGCGACTACTGGATATGCAAATGTATGTATGGGTCAAGGTGCTGCAAGAGCAATGACATCGGGCAACAAAAATACCATTTTAGGTGCTGCAGCAGGAAGTGGCATGAACACAGGCACAGGCAACATCGCATTAGGTTATGGTGCAGGTACAACAATGCAAGGTGCGGATACTTGTGTAATTATTGGATATGGTGCAAATACAGGTCATGCTAACGCAGATGGCAGAATTGTTATGGGTGTTGGAGTAGACGGAACTTCTGACAATAGAATTAGTATAGGTGGATCAAATGGTAAAGCAGAACTTGATTTAGATGGTTCAGATACATCTTGGTCAGCTTCTTCTGACGAAAGATTAAAAGAAAATATTGCAACTTCTACAGCAGGTTTAAGTTTTATTAACGATTTAAGACCTGTTACATTTAACTGGAAAAAGAAAAAAGATATACCAGCAACTTTGCCTGGGTATATTGCTGACGGAGAAGAGGGTTGTGACAAACCAAACTTAGGAGAAACCTATGGAACTGTACTACATGGTTTTGTTGCTCAAGAAGTCAAAACAGTAATAGACAATCATTCTGAAATAAAAGATGGTCAAGCTATTTGGAAAACAGGAGATGATACAGTACAAAAACTAGCACCAGGAGCTTTAGTACCAATGCTAGTAAAAGCACTTCAAGAAGCAGATGACAAGATAGACGCCTTAACAGCAAGAATAGAGACACTAGAGGGATAATATGGCACTAACAAAGATATCAACAGGAGTAATCGCAGCAAATACTTTAGCGACTTCAAATATTGCAGATAACTCTGTTGACGCTACAAAAATTGCTTCAAATAGTATTCTTACTCGGCATATAGATGACGATCAGGTTACAGGAGATCAACTTGCTGATAATATTACTATTGCAGGAAATTTAACTGTTACTGGAAACTTAACAACAAATGGATCAAGTGTAACAAATTCTTCTACTAATACAACTATTGAAGATGCACTTATTGAACTTGGAACAGGAACTTCGGGCGCACCCGCTACAGATGCAGGTATCGTAATAGAAAGAGGAACTTCTGATAATGTATTTATTGGATGGGATGAAAGTGCAGATAAAGTTATGGTTGGAACAGGTAGTTTCACAGGAGCATCAAGTGGTAACTTAACTATCACAGCAGCTCCATTTGTATCAGGCGCATTGACAGCATCTGGTATTAGTTATCCTACTAGTGATGGAAGTGCAGGACATTATCTAAAAACAGATGGTTCTGGAACTTTGAGTTTTGGAGCAGTAACAACGCAGGTTGATAACTATACTGCAACAGGAAACGGATCAACAACTGCTTTTGATACAGGAATAAATCCACAAAATGAAGTAAACACATGGATATTTATAGATGGTGTATATCAGCAAAAATCACAATATAGCTATAGTGGTTCAACAGTAACATTTAGTACTGCTCCAGAGAATGGAGCATTGATAGATGTTGTAACAGGTACAACAAGTGGAATGTCAAGTTCTGATACAGTTCTTGGAATCTATGAAGCCACTACAACAAACACAGCTACATATTCTACAGGTATTAGTGCATCAAACGAGAACAATACTTGGGTATTCGTAGGTGGTGTTTATCAACCAAAAGACAGTTATACTTTTTCAAGTGGTACATTAACTTTTGATGCCAATACTCCTACAGGACAAAAATTATCAGTAGTTGCGACAAAAGCACTTACTGCAGGAAGTGTAGAAACGAGTTCTCTCGGAGCAAATGCAGTTACATCAGCAAAAATCGCAAGTAATGCTATACTCTCGAGACATATAGCAAATAATAGTATCGTTGGAGCAGACATAAGTGCTACAACAGGAATAACTGCAGCAACTTTTACAGGAGCACTTACAGGTAACGTAACAGGTAATGTTGCAGGAAACTTAACAGGAACTATACTAACAGCGGCACAGACAAATATAACAAGTGTTGGTACTTTATCCGCATTGACAGTTTCAGGACAACTAACAGCAGGTGGTTTGGCTTACCCAACTTCAGATGGAAGTGCAAATCAAGTACTTAAAACAGACGGTAGTGGTGCATTATCTTTTGCAACAGTAAGTGGCACAACAATTAATAACAATACAAATAACTATGTAATTACTGGCACAGGTTCATCAAATACATTGAACGGTGAGTCAGGTCTTATTTTTGATGGATCAAATTTAGGTATAGGTGTTGCAAGTCCTTCTCATGTACTCAGTGTTTACAAAGCAGGCGATGGTCAAACTCCAGTTAGATTTAACACAGGTAACAGTGAACCATTAGATTTTTATAATGATTCTGAAACTTGGAAAATAACCGCAGGGCAAGGTGTAGGCTTAATGGCAAAATCAACTGGAATCATTACTTTTATGACTACTGATAGCGGAACAGAACGCATGAGGATTGATAATAGTGGAAGTCTTGGTTTGGGAACAAATAATCCAGGATCATTACTTCATGTTGCACACTCTAATGGTGGAGTGAATCCAACTGCAAGAATTGAGAATACAACCGGAACAGTTGCAGCTAATTCCGTATTACTAGATTTAAAATTTAGTGGAGACGACGCTTTTAGTAATTGTGATTACATTAAATTCCAAGACTATAGTGGAGAAGAAGGTGTTATTACTGGAGACGGCGGTGGTAGAGTTTATTATGAAATTAATTCTGATTATCGTTTAAAAGAAAATATACTTAATTATTCAGGGGGCTTAGATAAAATTAAAGCTTTATCTGTTAAAAAATATAACTATAAAACAAGACCTGGTACAACATATACAGGTTTTCTTGCACATGAAGTAGCAGAAGTCGTTGACGGAGTAGCCAGAGGTACAAAAGATGCAGTAAAGGCAGATGGAACTCCTGATTATCAAGGAATGGATTTATCAAAACTGGTACCAGACTTAGTATCTGCAATACAAGAACAACAAACAATAATAGACGATTTAAAGTCAAGAATAGAAACATTAGAGGGATAAAATAATGGCACTACAAAAAATAAGCACAGACCTAATATCCGCAAATACTATTGCTACAGGCAATATTGCTGATAACTCTGTAGACTCTACAAAAATAGCACAGAATAGTATTCTGACTAGACATATAGATGACGACCAAGTAACTGGGGATCACATTGCAAATAATGCTATTTTAACGCAACACATTGATGATGATCAAGTAACTGGCGATCAATTAGCGGATGCAATTACAGTTGTAACTTCTGTAACTTCACCATTATTAGTAGCCTCTACAGCAGCACGAGTTACTCAGGTAGCTATTACTTCATCAAGTAATGCAGTCGCATGGGATGCCGCCGCAGCAGCAAACGCATATCATGTTACAACTGAGAATACAACATTCTCTGCACCAAGTAATGCTACTGAAGGAGCAATCATACAAGTAGAACTAGCACAGGGTGGCACAGCAAGAACAATCGCATGGAATACAGTATTCGAGTTTGCAGCTAGCACAGCTCCTACTGTTACTGCCACCGCAAGTAAAACAGACATTTTTACATTTAGATACAACGGTAGCGTCTGGCAAGAAATCGGACGTGTACAAAACTTAGCGCAGACATAAAATGGCATTTTTAACAGAGGCAGCAAATAGAGGAAGTATATCTACAGGGTATGATATTGATTACTCTGTAAAACTTGAAGATGCGAATGATGAGTATTTTACAAGAACAAATGCTTCAGGCACTAATAGAAGGACTTGGACAGTAAGTTTATGGTGTAAAAGAACTAAATTATCCACAGCCGATGGTTTAACAATGGAACTTTGGGATGGTGGGGTTCACTCAGAAGCTACAAGACTTGGTTTTGGTTTAAACAATGATGAACTTTGGTATGACATAGGATATAGTACTAAATACAGAGGTCAAACAACTAATCAGTATACTGACACATCCGCTTGGTATCATATTGTTTGGAAAGTAGATACAACTCAATCAACAGAAGCTGATAGGATGAGACTTTATGTTAATGGCGAAGAAGTAACAGAATGGGTATCTAGGCAATATCCACCTCAAAATTTTGACTCAGCCGTACACGCAGGAACATTAGCAAGAATAGGTTCTTATGATGCAACTTATCATGGCTTTCACGGTTACATAGCTGAATTTAATTACTTAGATGGTTTAGCAGTAGCACCTACAGAGTTTGGTGAGACTGATGAGGACACTGGTATATGGAAGCCTAAAGCATATTCAGGCAGTTATCCCGGACAAAGTTGTTATTTAGATTTTAGTGATTCATCAAATTTAGGATCAAACGCTAAAGGAGATGACGCTGACTGGACAGCAAACAACCTCACATCAGCCGACCAAGCGACTGACACACCTACTAATAATTTTGCTATAAACAATATTGTAGATGGCGGTAGTTATACAGCAGATAATGTCTCATATAAAGAAGGTGGAACTGTACAAGTTAGAAATCAAAATACTAATTATAATTACAATTTTTCAACATTGGGTATGACTAAAGGCAAGTGGTATGCTGAGTTTCAAAGAGGTAGTGCAACAAACATTATGATTGGAGTTCAATTACAGAACTTTGATAGCACTTTATCTAGTCGTGTAAATACTTATATAGGAATGGGTGCAGACAATCATGGTGGTGCATTTGCAGCTACTGGTCACTATTATTATAATAATGGAGCAACATCTGAAGGCACAACTTATTCAGATTCACAGATTTTAGGTGTTGCAGTAGACTGTGATAATAATAAAATTTACTTTTCAGTTAATGGTACTTATGTAAATTCTGGCAATCCAGCATCTGGCTCAAATGGTTTTGACTTTGGACCACTTGACACAAATGAGCCTTGCTTTTTTGTAATGAATAGCAGAGACCCAAACAAAGAACACAAAGCAAACTTTGGTGGCTTTACAACTATTTCAATATCAAGTGCAGCATCTGATGCTAACGGATATGGAACATTCGAGTATGCTCCACCTTCTGGATACTATGCATTGTGCACAAAGAACTTAGCGGAGTACGGATAAATGGCTTATACAACAATAGACGACCCATCAGCACACTTTCAAGTAGCTACTTGGACTGGAAATGCAACAGCTACAAATATTACAAATGATGGCAATAGTGATTTGCAACCCGATTTTCTTTGGATGAAATGTCGTGATTCAAACACTGCTCATGTATGGCAACTCTCAAATCTAGGTGTTACAAAATATTTTAGGTCTAATGTAACATCAGCCATAGGTACTGCTAGTTCTTTAATAAGTTCATTTAATACAGATGGATTTGGTA